GAGAGCGAGGCAACCCAACCTCCTGCGGCTTTAACCATCTCTGTCTGCTGATCGATAGCCGCTTTGAACGACTCGACCACGCCGGTATCGATAGCCGCCTCTCGAGCCGCACCGATCTCGGCTAACTTTTGTGCGCCGCGCTGCTCCTCAAGTTTGCACTGGCGGTCAAACATAGACAGTTCGTGCTGCCGCTCGTTCTTTCGGTCATAGGCTTTAAGAAACTCGGGAACGAGACGAAACACGCCACCAAGGACGCTACCCACTACACCGCCGCCGAGCATCTCGATCATGACTTGTCCTTTAACTTATCGCGTACGTTAAGGAAATGAACAATAATCGCGCCTATACCGGCCATGATAGCGATCACGCTACCAACAAGGCTTACAACCTCATTAGCCTGTGAAACCCAACTCGTTCCTGCTGCCGCGACCGATACTCCTGCCGCAACGTCAGCGGCTCTTTGTGGTGTACTCATACTCATCTCCAAGTTAAAAATTATGGCGGTGGGCCACTTCCTTCACGTTCTAGGGTGACATCGACATCAGCGGTAGCCGTTAGAGCGGGTGACGAACTATCAGTTACCGTGCATCGATAAAGTGCCGAAACGAATTCCCATTCTGGGATGCCGTTTTTCGAGAAGTTAGTGGTCGCTGCCGAGGCGTTGCTTAACGTCAGGGTATCGCCGGAAACTTTTGCCCATGAGTAGGTATAGGGAGCCACTCCGCCGGTAGGTGTTACCGTGGTGTTGTCCGAGGTGATGTTTGCGTTCGTAGAGAGTTCATACAACGTACTCGGTGATGCCGAGGCAGACATTCCGGTACGGGTGAGCGATACGGTAACGGTAGCGGTAGCGGTTGCCGCGACGTTATCTGTCACTGTGCAAGTAAACAAAGCCTCATAGGTAGTGCCAGAGGCGAGCGTGGTTCCGGTGAACGAGGTCGTTGCCGCCGATGCACTATTGGCAGAGATTAAAGCCGAGCCACTGGTTCTCACCCATGAATAGGTATACGGAGTCGTACCGCCGGTAGCCGTGACCGTAGTATTGGCACTCGTAATGCTTGCGCCGGAGTCGGTTTTCGAGAGCGATGACGGATCGCTACTGGCTGCAAGTGTGGTGGAAATTGAAGCCGCCCCTGCCGCCACACCGTTGCCGATTGGGAATTCGTCAGAGGCTACGCCGTCTTTTGATCGAACAACAACCCAGTAATAACGAGTCGTCGTATCGGTTTTCGATATAAATACCGATGTGGTATTGCCTGTCCAAACTTTCGATGCGCTACTAAACGGCGTGATCGAGGTATGTTCCCATATCTCATAAACAGCACCGACCGGAAATACTGCCGGAGCCGTCCAACTTAAATTGAATCCTGACGTTAAGTTTTTGGCAGTTAACCCAGAAGCCGAGAGCGGTTTATAGTCTGTCGGAGTCGGGTCGGTAACGCTTGTCGGGGCTTCGTAGTCTCCGGTTGCTGGGTCAGTCCAGTTAGTCGAGGCTTCTTCTCGAAGGATTAAATCAACCGCACCTGACGGGTCAAATTTCCATCCTTCGCAGCGAACTGTCTTGTTAGTCCAACCGATCTCCGAGAACGTCACGGTTCCGGTTTCAAATGGTCGAATCTTATAGGCAGAAAGCCCACAACGAACGGTAGCAACCTGACCGTTTCTGCTGCGACGGGAAATCAGGATTGCATGACGTTGCGCTTCGTACTCATTGGTACAAGCAGCAAAATCAGTTTCAAACCAGATTTGCTCTCCGTCTTCGGTGATATAGGTATTGTTTATCACCGGCTGATATTCCATCGGCTGCCAGTTTCGATCTTTGTTGATGAACTGACCACGAACCGAGTTATAACGCTGATTGTACGGATAGGCGGTTGTTACGCTTAAACCGCCCTCGATTAAATCATTATCGCCAAGCGTGAAAGCAGAAGATGACCACGCCCCTGCATACATACGCCACTTGCCACCGGAGTAATAGCAAACACCCGCCATGGCTTGTGCAAGCACTTGTATGTTTTCCTCAAAGCGATCGGTCGCGATAAGGATGACATTACAGGTGTATCTTTTTTGAGTTAAAGAGCCAGGAATGTTTACAAGTTCGTCGCAGATATCAGCAGCATCCATGACGAGGTCATAGTCGATTTTATCGTCGCTCTCGCCAAGCCCAAGTTTATTGTCGAGCAGATAGTCAGCAAGGCAGAGAGCGGGATTCGTTGAGTAAGCCCAAGTCGTTGGGTCATCCACACGCTGCGATCCACTGCCGCCAGTTCTCGTAGAATCGAGGCGAGGGTCATAAACCTTTTTGCCTTGCACCAAGCAAGTTACTTCTGGCTTTCCTGTCTTGTATACCGTTTCGTCAAACTGATAGGTCAACGCGATATAGGCAACGCCGCGACCACGATGGTTAGTTGTCCACTGCGTCGGGAAAGTCTGTGAAAGTTTCCAGTCTACGGTCTGTGTGATTGTTCCTGTATAACGCCGAACCCATGCTTTTCCGTTATAAGTTCCGGTTGTGACCTTGCCGTCATCAACACTTCCCGTAATAGCGCTGATCGTTCCGATTGTAGATCGATTAAAATAAATCGTGCCTAATTGATTGCACTCATGTCCTGCAACTGCAAGAACTTGATGCAGGAATTCGTTATTAGTGCCGGAAGTCATCGGCGGTATTACGTTCATGCCGGCAACAAGATTCTCACCGTACACGATACGACGAGGCTCAACAGTGCCGCTAAACTCTACGTCGTTGCGTGGCTTACTTACTTTAGGAATCCCAATGAGCGAAAGCGTGATCTTATTAAGAGCATAAAGACTACCGCCGATAGCAGCAGCAGCAAAAAAAGTTCCGGCAACATAGCCAGCAGCAACAGAACCTGTCGCATATGCAGCAGCATACGCAACCGTACCGGCTACTTTTAAGATTGCTGAAAATACTGCTTGAGGCATTTATATAGTCCAGTAGCAAATGGTTTCAGATCGAGGAAAGTAAACGACCCCAGAATCGTTAACCGAGGCAATCGTGTTGCCGACACATATCCCAAGAGTTTCGCCTAGTGCGCCTTCAAAAAGCACGACATCGCCGCGCTGCGCACGACCAACCTTTGATTGCCCGAGGTATGTCGAGATTACTTTTTGCATCCCGCCTTCCTCGACTATGTATCGAATAGCAGAATCTTCGTCGTTATATTTCTCGGAGAGTTGCTCGGCAAAATTAGAATCGCACATCGCGTCGACGACCTTTGCAGAGAAAGAGCAGCAGTCGTTACTGCCCCATGCAAAAGGCTGATCCTTATGCGCCTCTATGGTTGACCACATTTGATGCAGCCAATCCTCTCGACGGGTCATCGCTCTACCTGCGGGATAACTGGGCCAGTGAATGGAACATTCGAGCCGTAGCCGGTATCTCTCGACCCCCACTTGCCGACGAAACCTTGTATGGCATGGGTCAAGTCGAAGAATCGATCACCGGCATAGATAACTTGCTGATCCTGATTCGTATAACGAGCAACTCGAGGTTCACGACGTAGACGGTGCTCGCAAGTCAATTCGATGACCGCTTGCCCTTTATCAAGGTTTATGGTCATCTGATTCATGCGACCTTCCCAGATCGTTTCTGGAGTGTCGATCAGTGCGCCGGTTGATTGACTCACAAATCCTAGATAGATGACAACCGTTCTGTTCTGGTAAACCTCACTCATCGTTGGGGTGATGAACGTCGTATCTACTCCAGAGAGCGTAAGTTTTACGCCGCGAGCAACGATATCGACGTTCTCATCGATAACGTCTACTCCACCGAACTGTCCCACTCCAAGGTAATTATTACCACCAAAAGCCAGAGTACCAGCACCGTCATGGATACGAACCACACCAGACGAAAAATCGAGGTCAGCAAGAACGACAGCAATGATTGAAGATTTATCGGCTTCTGTTGCATTGGTATTTGATACAAACCGTGTCATGTGATGTCTTCGATTAGATTGATTTCAATGTCAGAGATGATGCCCGGTCGCGTATCCCAACTCGTAGAGTCGGAGCCAAGCATAAACTTGCCCATCGGAGAGCGGAAAATAATAGGCGCGTTATTAGCCGGAGCAGTTCGCAACGACGGCTCGAAGATCATATAGCCGTTGCCAGAGCCATCGGAATTAAGATCGGCGGTGAGTCGCTTAAGTTCGCCGTTCACTTCGAACAAATCACCGGCCCTAGCAACGCCTAAAGTCGAGGCTGGCAAACCGTCTACGATGAGTTTGTTACCCGTTTGCGATGCGCCGTTAACAAGGACGCAACGGGCTGCGGATACCCACGAAAGAAACTGAAAATTACCCGCTGCGCGACCAGAGATGTAATCGTGGAAAGAAAAATGCGTCGAGGTTCCAGAGGCGGAAAAACTCTCGACGTAGTAACCGTCAGCCGTGCGAGTTGTTCCGTTGAGAACATCGGTTGCGCCTTGCGTTGTACCGGCTTCTATTGAGGCTCTCGCGTTACCGCGACCCGCGTAGAGCAGCATACGAACAGCATAGGGAGCCGAGGCGACTGTTGTAGCCGCAGCCTGATATGCGTATCGGTCAGCCGTTACGCCAGTTCTGGCAAGTCGCAACCCGAAATGACTGTCGGCAGAAAGTACCAGTTCGGCGTTGCTCGAAGTCCATCCGGTCGTATCGACGGTCGCCGCATTGTTTGATAGTAACTCTGGACAGGCGAGCGAACCGGCAAGCGTATAGGATGGATCGGTGAAATAGACACGATTGGTGCGACCACGGAGGGCAGCAAGGAGAGAGAGTAGCCGTCGGCGTTTCTGCCCCGATACGGCCCTGTAGATCGCTCTAACGCCCCATCGCAGCCCGGGACGGGAGACGGTACGGGTAGCACCGGAGAGCGGGGACACAAAGACTGCCGTGTTATCTAGCAGCGTCCACTCTACGGACGAGGCGACGAGGTCGGGTGGTAAAACGTAGTCGGTCATCGGCCTATCCCATAACGGCGATCAAGTTCGTCGAAGATTCTACGATTATTCTCTTTGAGAATCCCGGGGAGGGCTTGCTGAAGGTCTGCCGTTGCGCCTCGCGCATCGATGTTATACACGGGTGCCACAGTTACTCCTCCCATGCGGTTATTCGGGACGATAGAGCCACTTGAGTTAGGTACGAACAACTCCGGCCCACGCTCTCCGACAATGTATGGCGTGCCTTGCGAGACAGGGCCACCAATAGCACGACCTTCTATCGACTTGACTGCTGCGTTAGCGAAATCAGCCATGAAGCCAGTTCCGCCTGTAAACATACGGAAGAAAGCGAGCAAGATTTGTTGCGCTACAATCTGTGCGACCATCTGACGAAGCATATTGACAAAGTTAGCCAACATTCCTCGCAGACCATCCTTAAACGGATCGAATAGGAATTGAGCAAAAGCGTTCTGCATATTCTCTGCCGCAGTACGCGCAAACTCGGTCATGCCTTTGGTCTTATCTTTCATGGCGGTATCGAGCGTGTCAAAAACTGTTTCGCCTAATTCGCCACCTTCGCCTAATTGCGTAGCGATCTTGTCGCGCATATCGACTAGGGATTTCTCGATATCTATTTCAAGGTCGACTTGAACAACCATATCTTCAAGTGCTTTGATGTTAGCGCGAACCTCGATAGGAATTTCTACCGGAGTTTTATATTTAGACAATTCTTCGTCGATCTGTTTTTTGAATCCCGGCGGCGGCTTCGCTTGCTGCGTCGTATTGTTTAGGCTTTTCTGTGCTTCTTCAAGAAGTTTGATTGCTCGCTCATAGTCTTTGATAAGACTTTCTGATTCAGCAATTTTCTTTGCTTGATCTGCAAAAGGAAGGTCGCGAGTCTCAACGGATGTTAAATCACTCTTGAGCAAAGCAACTTGCTTTCGATAGTTCTCGATAACCTGATCGAATCCGGCGAGAGGCATATCATAAGAGCCTGTCGTCAATCTAGTTATAAGATTAAAGAATTCAGTCAACGGCCCTGCAACCATAGCAGTCAGGATTCGAGCCATTCCGCTAAATGATTGAGATAACTTTTTAATCGCCTCATCTGCTTGGGCAAGTTTCTGAACCTGATCGGTAGAGATAACAAGCCCGAGAGCCTCGGCTTCTTCTCTTGCTATGCGTATGCCTTCTGCACCTTTTTCAAACAAAGGCAAAAGATCGGCACCAGCCTTGCCAAACACTTCAACTGCTGCGCGTGCTTTATCGGCAGGATTTGTCAAAGCATTTATTCGATCAGCGAGAAGTTCAAACTGCTGATCGGGAGCAAGGTTTTTAAGTTGCTCAAGAGAAATGCCAAGAGCATCGAGCGTTTCTTTTTGCGCCTTGCCTCCAGAGGTTGCTTGCGACAAATTGACTTGCATTTTTCTTAATGCAGTCGAAAGTGAGCCTAGATCAATATCAGATTGCTTTGCCGCATAAGACAAAGCCGATAACTGCTCGACTGCAATACCAGATTTAACTGCTGCTTTTTGCAGTTCGTCGCCATATTGGATTGCAGACATAGCGGTACGGGTCAAGAACTGCCCGACCGCTACCGCACCGATACCGGCAAACGCTCTCTTGAGGATCGAGGCTTGATCGCCAAGACCGCGCAAACCTTTCATAGCCGAATTGATAGCACCTTGCGTGCGGTCAACTGCGCTAATGACTACTTGTGCTTGCGCCATGCTCGCTCCTGATCCTCTGCCTCTAACTTACAGGCGGCTAGAAGATGATAAAAGTCGCTCTCTGTCATCTCAAAAATCTGATCTGGGAGGACGTGCAACCGTAGCGCGAGAGCGTAAATCGCTCGGAGATGCCCGTCCTCAATCAGTTTTTTTCGGCATCCTCGACGCTAACCGGAGCAGTATTCATCGCTGAAACAATCTGCGCCATTACGTCGGGGTCATATTCATTAAGCAGTTCGATGCGTTCTGCTTTGCTGAACATTCTCTTGCCTTCCTTGTCCCTGGCCCTAACGATCAAGGTGATCGCCATAGCCTCCAAGTCAAGGATGGTTTCGTCGCCCTTTTGCTTTGCGAGCATGAAAATCTCACGCCGCTCTGCCAAGGTCATATCCGGCCAGAAATACACCGTGGTATTCCAAGCCGGTACAGGGATCGCAACCAACGTGTCGGGCTTACGCCGTTCCGCGAATTGCGCCTTCGCCTGTTCTTTCCAATTCATAAAACCTCGCTATTAAGAAGTTGCTGCCGTAAGTGTGCCGTTTCCAATGAAGTTAAACGTGATCTCGGTGATCGCTCCGCGCTGCACGTTGCGGGTGATTTCCGTAATCAAAGCGTTACCGCTGTAGCGAGTATCACCACTATCAATGCCTTCCGGTGCAAGCACTAGAGCGACGTTTGCACCAGGAGCCATCGCGACCTGACCGGAGGTATCCGTCTCATCCCAAAATGCCGTCACAGAGCCGCTCCACGCAGTAATCGCCGTGATGTTATAGGTTTTAGCAGTATCCGCGAGGGTCGTATCCTCGGCGTATTCTGCGCTAGCCGTAAAAGAAAAGCCGGTCACTTCCGCGACGGTGTTTGCGCCGACACGAACAAGACCTTCTGAACCGTGATGATTTGCCATGCTAATTACTCCTTATGCCGCAGTTCCGGTCGTCAATACGCCGTTACCGATGAAGTTAAAAGTGATCTCTGTAATTGCGCCACGCTGCACATTGCGCGTGATCTCTGTAACCAGAGCGTTGCCGTAATAGTAAACGTCGGGATTGACCGCCCCTTCTGGATACAATTTCAGATCGACGTTTGCGTTCGGGGCAAAGTTCAACTGTCCCGTATCCGCTTCGTCCCAAAATGCCGTGACCGTTCCACTCCACGATGTTATTGCAGTCGTGTTATAGGTCTTTGCCGTATCCGACAAGGTCGTATCTTCGGCGTATTCTGCCGATGCGGTAAAAGAAAATCCGGTCACTTCGCCCACGGTTGCGGAGCCAGCGCCGGTCTTAACAAGCCCTTCCGAGCCATGATGGTTTGCCATAAATACTCCTTACGAAATAATAGTTC